CCTCGTCAGAATCCTCGCGGACGAACGGTTCCCGTCCAGGTCACCGTTCCGGCACATCAACGAGGGTCCGGTGGACACCGTGGCCGGCATGACCCTCAACACCGACGCAAGCTCGCACATCATGCTCGTCATCCGGCTCGCAGAGCTAGGCGACACAGGTGCGTTGGACTTGCTCAACGAGATTTCCACGAACACTGATCCTGAGCGCCAGGGTGATGCGAAGCTCGCGCAGCGGGTGCAGACCGCTTTGCGTGCGTCACAAACCGTGGATCAAACCCAGTATGACCCGAGGCCCGCCGCCGCCCCTGTTCCGGCTCCTGCGGCACCGCCCCCGGCCCCCCAGCCGGTGCGTCCCACAGGTGGCCGCTGGCGGCTCTAATGGCTGCCGTACCCCCGGCCATCCAGAACGCTTTGGGTGTTCGGACTTGGGGTGACGTAAGGGCCATGATCCACTCCGGTGGACCCGCCATCTCGTCGCTACTCGTCGGGTGGAACGTGGTGGACGACAACAAGGCATCTTTGATCGCCGGGTTGGTTGTCGCACTCGCGTCACCGTTGGCTGCTTACCCTGAAGCCGAAAATAACTTCAGGCAGTGGTTGTACGGAGTTATCGCTGCCGTCCAAGCCGTTCTGATCGGTGTGGTGGGTGTTGTTGACTCACCCATCGTGGATCTCTGCGGGTCCGCGTTGGCGATCCTGGGTGGCATGGTCGCGAGCGCGAACACACCGACTTCAGAGTCTCCGATACCCGCCGCGCCGCGGACCGGCAACGCTCTGACCAGCGGTGATGGACATAATAGGTCGCAGCCCAGACCCGTTAATTCGCCGGTTCCGCTGCCACCGGAACAACCCCATTCCCTGAACACAGGGTGGCGCGGGCTATGACAATGCAAATCAAAACCGCGCTCGCCGGCATCGTCGGCCTCGTCTGGTTCGGCACCTACATCCTCAAAGGCATCAGACCCGAAATCGACCTAGGTTTGGCACCCGACGCCCTGATGACCACCGTCACCGGCTGGTGGGCGAACGAAAAACGAAAAGAGGCTAATGAAGCCCAAGAATGATGTCCTCACACTGATCTTCCTCATCATCGGGTTGATCGCCGCCGCCGACCTCGTCTTCGTCCAAATGCGCCAGCAGCAGAACGAACGAAACGCCAAAGAGAAACTCGACTGCGTAGTCGAAGTAGTCGAGTCGGCCCAGTTCAAAAACCAATACGAATTCCGGCGCGACAAAGCGTTGTTCGACTACCTCGCGACCGGGAACTCCACCGACCTACGACAGATCCTCGCGGCGCCACCACCACCGCTGTCCGACTGCGAAATCGCCTGGAACAAATAACTGTCAGACAAGCCAGTACAATAGAACAAAAGGCCCCGGCGGTCGCGTCAACGACCGCCGGGGTAAACGCCGAGACTATTGAGGAGTCCCGACATGGGTAAGCGTACCCCTGCCGTTGAGTGCAGCCCCAAGAACTGCGGGGACTTGTTTCCTGACTGCGGTCTTATCAAGACCTACAAGAAGGGATGCCGCTGCAACTCATGCAGCGAAGAAAAACGTCAGTACAACCGGAACTACCAAGCCAAGAACCGGGAAAAAATACGGGAACAAAGGCGACAGTATCGCGATGAGCATCGCGAAGAAATCGCGGAACTAAAGCGCAAGCAATACGCGGAAAACCGGGAATCGGTTATTGAAAGATCCAGCGCATATTACTACCGCAACCGCGAGGCTGTTCAAGAGAAGAACCGTGTTTACTACCAAGAAAACCGCGAAGCCATCGGGAAACAGATGCGCGAGTACCGCAAGGCGAACAGCGAAGCAGTAGCAGAACGCAACCTCCGCTATCGGAAAGCCAATCAAGAGCGGTTGTCCGAATACTTCCGGCGCTACCGCAAGGAGAATCCAGAAGTTGAGCGAGCCGCAAAGCAGCGGCGCCGCGCCCGCCTGCGCGATGCTTTTGTGGAAGAAGTAGACCGGATCGTCGTTTTTGAACGGGATGACTACATCTGCCAACGATGCGGAAAGCAGTGCGACACCAGCGTCCAGTGGCCGCATGGCGACTTCCCGACCCTGGATCACATTATTCCGCTTGCGGCCGGGGTGGACAACGGTGGCGTTCACAGTTACGCCAACTCTCAGACTTTGTGCTTGAGCTGTAACAGCAGCAAGGGAGCCAGAACCTAACCGAAGGAGGTGCGGTAGTGACCAGCGAACTACTACCGCAACCTCCGCACATGATCGGTCCAGTGTGGGCCAGGACTAAAGACGGCAAGTTCTACCTACCCGAGAAGACACTGGGGTGGGAGATCCTGAACTGGCTTGCCGCCTACGTTCGCTCACCAGACGGCGAAGGCCCGTTCCTACCGACCCTTGAGCAGTGCCGGTTCATCCTATGGATGTACGCCGTAGAAGAAGATGGCACATACCTTTACCGCGATCTTGTATACCGGCGCTGCAAAGGTGCCGGCAAAGATCCGTTGGCTGCCGCGCTCTGTCTAGCGGAGTTGTGCGGCCCGGTTGCGTTCTCTCACTTCAACATTAAAGGCGAACCCATAGGTAAGCCCCGGCACGCAGCCTGGGCACAAGTAGTCGCGGTTTCGCAAGACCAGACTCGTAACACAATGAGCCTGATGCCCGTCATGGTCACCAAAAAACTCAAAGACGAGTACGGCTTAGAAATCAACAAGACTATCTGTTACTCAAAAGCCGGTGGACGCATCGAAGCCGTCACCAGCAGCCCCCATTCAATGGAGGGCAACCGCTGCACATTCGTAGTGAAAAACGAGACTCAATGGTGGAATGACAGCAACGACGGACACACCCTTTCGGGCGTCATCGCTGGCAACCTCACCAAGACACCGAATGCCCGCGCACTCTCAATCTGCAACGCGCACATACCCGGTGAAGACTCAGTAGCCGAACGCGACTACGACGCCTGGATTTCAGTCCAGTCAGGAAACGCCGTCGATGTCAGTGTCCTCTACGACGCTCTCGAAGCTCCGGCCGACACCCCGGTGTCCGAGATCCCATCGCAGCAGGTTGACCCCGAGGGATATGAGGCCGGTATAGCGAAACTCCGCGAAGGCGTCGAGATAGCCAGGGGCGACTCGTACTGGCTTCCCGTCGATGCAATCGTTGAATCAATCCTCGACGTGCGCTCACCTGTGACAGAGAGCCGCCGGAAGCACTTAAATCAAATCCTAGCCACCGAAGACCAATTCATCGCTCCGCATGAGTGGGATGCGTGCGCCAACCCCGAACTAGAGCTAGCCAAGGGCGACAAAATCACCTTGGCGTTCGACGGGTCGAAGAACCAAGACCACACAGCGGTGGTTGCGTGCAGAATCTCAGACGGCTGCTTATTCCCGATCAAGGTGTGGAACCCCGAACTGTACGGCGGCGACATCCCCCGCGAAGACGTAGACGCCACTGTGCGTAGTTGTTTCGCCCAGTACGAGGTCGTCGGTTTCCGCGCCGACACCCACCTCTGGGAAAGCTACATCGACAACTGGAGTCGTGACTTCAGGAGGAAGATCCGAGTCCAAGCTTGCCCAGGAAACGTGATCGCGTATGACATGCGTGGCGCGAACCAGAAAAAGTTCACCCTCGACTGCGAACGGTTCCTCGACTCTGTTCTTGAAAAGGAACTGTTGCACAACGGCAATGTTGTTCTGCGGCAACACACATTGAACTGCCGGCGTCACCCGACGAACTGGGGGGGACTGTCGGTGAGGAAAGCAAGTAAAGAGTCTTCCAAGAAGATTGATGCTGCGGTCGCGGCCATCATGGCATACGGATTAAGGCATGAATACCTTATGAGCAAGAACAATAGGAGTCGGCGCGTGGCGGTGGTGAGGTAATGGCAACCGAGAACGAGAACCGACGCGACGAACTGTTGTCGAAGTTTGAGGAATCCCAGTGGGGACTCAAGGACGACAAAGCCTATTACGATTCAGAACGTCGGCCCGAAGCGATAGGTATAGCCGTCCCCCCAGAGATGAGGGGACTGTTGGCGAATGTCGGCTACCCGCGCTTGTATGTCGATTCCCTCGCGGAGCGCCAAGAGGTTGAGGGTTTCCGTATGGGCGGCTCTGATGACGCTGACTCCGAGCTTTGGGACTGGTGGACCGCGAACGGCCTTGATGTTGAGGCCATTCTGGGGCATACGGATACGTTCATTTATGGGCGGTCGTATGTGACGGTGTCGGCTCCGGACCCTGAGTCTGACGGCTTCATTGAGTCGGATGTGCCGATCATTCGGGTGGAGCCGCCGACGGCACTTCATGCGGTCATTGATCCGCGTAGCCGCCAGGTCACCGAGGCGATCCGCGCTATCTACACCGAGGATCAGTCCGAACTGATATCAACAACGCTATATCTGCCGAATGAGACGTTGCAGTGGGTGCGGAAGCCTTCGGGCGAGTCGTACAGCGGCTGGAACTATAAGGACGGCAACCGAAACTACGGCTGGCGTTTGGTGTCGAGGGTTCGTCACGGTTTGGGGATTGTGCCGGTAGTGCCAATCCCTAACAGGACACGTCTGTCAGATCTGTACGGCACGTCAGAGATCACGCCCGAGATTCGGTCGGTGACTGATGCTGCGTCGAGAATTTTAATGGATCTCCAAGGCACAGCGGAACTGATGGCAATCCCACAAAGGCTGCTCTTTGGTGTTCGCCCCGAGGACATCGGTGTGAACGCCGAGACGGGGGAGAAGTTGTTCGATGCTTACATGGCGAGAATTCTTGCGTTTGACGATCCGGATGCTAAGGCGCAACAGTTTTCGGCTGCCGAGCTACGAAACTTTGTTGACGCCCTTGATGCGTTGGATCGTAAGGCTGCTGCGTACACCGGACTCCCTCCGCAGTATCTCAGTTTCTCTTCGGATAATCCGGCGTCTGCGGAAGCTATCAAGTCCTCTGAGTCCCGGTTGGTGAAGAAGGTCGAACGCAAGAACAAGGTGTTCGGTGGGTCGTGGGAGCAAGTGATGCGGATCGCCCATCTGATTATGAGGGGTTCTGTGCCGTCTGAGATGTACCGCATGGAAACTGTGTGGGCCGATCCGAGCACCCCGACGTATGCCGCGAAAGCTGACGCGGCGGTGAAATTGTTCGCGAACGGGTTGGGTGTGATTCCGAAGGAGCAGGCCCGCCTGGACATGGGCTACTCGATTACTGAGCGTGAGCAGATGCGCCGTTGGGATGAGGAAGAGAACCCGATGGGGCAGTTGGCTCAGTTGTACGGGCCGCCGCGGGCTGTGCCGGCGCCGACGCAG